AGCCTTTAAATCTTTTTTACTTGCGTATTTGAATACTAACATTTTTAATTCCTCCTGTTGAATTGATAAGTTAAGTATACTATAATTTATTACATTGTCTATAGGTGTTTACCCTAATGCCATAATCTTAATTACTTTTGCCATCTTAACTCCATGGGCTTTATATGCTATCACGCTCACGCTCTTATCGTAACATGCTCGACAACCATTACACTTCCCTTCATGCTGATAAGCTTTACATTCTGTTGCACCTACTGGTAAGGTATCACTGAATATTGTACTAGTGTTTAAACCCTCTATACGCTCTCCTGTTACGCTATCGCTAGAGAATCGTACCACTACATTAGGCAAGCCCTGCATATCCCTTATAACGCTTTTAAACTTGTCAAATTTATGCATGCGAGTAGGAAGCCAGTGTTTAACCCATGGAGTACGAACCATTACCATTAGAATTCTTTCAGCTAGTCTAAGATCGTACATATCACCACTGTCAAACCACCTAAAATACCTACTAGAATCTAAAGCTTGTACCATATCGTTAACCCATGAATCCCGCTTCCAATCTTCCCGATTAAATTCCCTAGGCTTCTTTACATTGGCAAACCTGTAATTACCTGTAGTTGCATAGCATCCTTGGCAAGCGGGTACTAGATCCCCTTGTGAGTCCTTAGATCCTGGGCAGGTGTCTAGAGCTTGAAGACTCCATGACATAATGCCGTCAAGCTTACTTGTTTTGCTTAGTTTAATCATACTCTTCCTCCGTACAGGTTAATATAAATTTTAATTCTTGAATTGTCAAGCCTGTAAGAAATGCTAATTTTGCCAGTGTCATATTGATATCGCTATCGTACAGTCTTTTAATTTCTGCATTAGTCATTTTCTACCTCCATTATCCTATGATTAAAATCTCTAACTGTTTTAACTTTTGAACCTTGTTAACCATATATGCTTGCCATTGATTATCTATAGGCTTTTCATTTTCTAGCTTATGTATTTCTGCACCTATTAAATTCCACAATAGCATTCTTTGTTCTCTGGTAAGCTTTAAATTCATTGTATCCATAAACCCTCCTGTAGTGTTTTAAGAATACCCTAGTCAACTGATTTAGTCAACTAGGGAAAACCCTTACTCTAGTACTTCGAGTCTTGCTCTTTCTAGCTTTTTTTCTAGCTCTTTAAATTTTGCAATATCTCTATCAAACATTTCAACCATATCAGGATAAGCCTTTAATACGTCCTTAGACTCTTCCAAATTATTAATTTTATGCATGATTGTGCTTTCTAAATCCCATAACTCTTCCCATGTAAACATTGTATTACCTCCGTTGTTTGTTTCAGTGATCCTAGTATCTCAAATTCCTAGGGATATGTCACTTAGGGAAAACCCTAGGTTTTGATTGATTGTTTCTATTGAGTCCTGGATAGCGATAGAGTGACACTATCATACCCTCACTTAGCAGATTCTAGCTAGTCTGTCTATTAGGGAAACTACCTATTGACATATACTCGAAAGTATGCTAGGGGGAGGGGGCTCTGCAAACAAATTAGTACGTTATAACCCTCTGAAACACCTAAAAAGTTAAATTAAGAAGACTAATAAATTAAAGAAATTAGCTGAAGTTAACAACAGAAGACTACAGATAAGGAATACTATATAAATCAATGACTTAGTAATCGTAGAAGATAACAGAAGATGAGCTACGATAGTGCATAATAAAGGCTAGTTAATAACACTTGCGGAACACGTGCTAGTTTACTGGGTAGACCCGCATAGAAGTGTTAGCTATAGTACACAAAATAGACAGGTATTGTACATAATGTGCTACGTAGTCAACATCATAGTAAAATAATACTTGACAAATTCTAAGAAGTATGGTATAATAGTTGTACTAAGGAGAAAAAGACTCCTAAGTAATAAACGATATAAAAAACTAAACTATATAAAACTACTTAGTATAACTTCTAAGTTTAACTTAGAAGAAGAAAAATAACTTAGAAGTTTAGTTTCAATTAATGTTAGTCTCTACTTACGTAGGAAAAGGCTTAGAGTGGATTTAGAAGAAAAAGAAGACAATCAGGTTGTTGTGTCTATACCTCGTAGGGGTCGTCCACCTAAGGCTGTCGTAGAAGCGAAGCGTAAAAGAGGCAAGGTAGGTCGTCCCCAGGGTGACACAGGAAGGATCGCTGAATTCAAAGCTAGACTCCTGAGTACTACTGGAACTAAGGTCATAGACACTGTCTTAAGAAAAGCCTTGGACGATGAAGATAAAGATCAGGTAGCATGTCTAAAGATGTGCATGGACAGACTTCTACCTGTCTCACTCTTTGAAAAGGATGCTAAGGGTCAGCGGAATGCTGTAACAATTAACATTACTGGCTTGGGTGAGACTAAGGTGGAAGCTGTAGAAGATGTTGAGATAATCGACATGTTCGAAGGAAACTCGAATGAATCTTAACTTCGAGCTCCTGCCCTGGCAAAAGAAAGTATTTAGTGACGACACTAGGTTTAAGGTAATCGTAGCAGGTCGTCGCTGTGGAAAGAGTAGACTCTCAGCAGTAGCCCTCTTGGTAGAGGGACTGAGATGTCCAGCAGGTAGTGCGGTTATGTACGTAGCTCCTACGCAAGGACAAGCCAGGCAGATTATCTGGGACTTGCTAATGGATCTTGGTAGAGAAGTGATTCAGAACTCCCATGTAAATAACATGGACATCACTTTGATTAATGGTGCTAAGATCTATGTCAGAGGAGCTGACAGACCAGATACCCTTCGAGGGGTCAGCTTAACATTTTTGGTCTTGGACGAGGTAGCTGACATTAAACCTGACACTTGGGAGAAGGTCTTACGTGCTGCGTTATCAGACAAAAAGGGTAAAGCACTCTTTATTGGGACTCCGAAGGGACGCAACTGGTTCTACGATATGTATAATCTGGGGTCGTCTGAAGAGGATCAGGAGTGGAAAAGCTGGCACTTTACAACGAAAGATAACCCGCTCATTGATCCGAAAGAGATTGAAGGAGCTAAAAAGACTTTATCGTCTTTTAGTTTTAAGCAGGAATACGAAGCCTCCTTTGATAACGCAGGAACAGACTTATTCAAAGAACAATGGATAAAGTACGGAGAAGAACCTACTGAAGGTGTTTATTACATAGCAATAGACTTAGCAGGTTTTACGAATGTTAACTACTCCTCCGCAAGAGCAAAGAAATTAGATGAATCAGCTATCGCAGTAGTAAAAGTAACTGAAGATGGTGACTGGTTTATAAAGAAGATTGAGCATGGACGTTGGGATGTTAAGGATGCAGCAGCAAGGATTCTTAAGAACATCAGAGACTTTCAACCAGTAGGTGTAGGAATTGAAAGAGGAACAGTACGTAACGCTGTCCTGCCCTACCTTAGTGATCTAATGAGATCAAACAACGTCTACGCAAGTATACAAGATTTAACGCATGGTGGTAAACAAAAGACTGAGAGGATTGTCTGGGCATTACAAGGACGATTCGAGCACGGTAAGGTAACACTGAATGAAGAAGAGGATTGGACACAGTTTGTGGATCAGCTTCTGATGTTCCCTACTTCTCAGGTGCATGACGACTTAGTAGACGCTTTATCTTATGTCGATCAGTTAGCTGTAACGTCGTACTTTACAGATGACATGGACGATGAATATGAACCTAATGACTTTATATCGGGATATTAAATGAGTATAACTGGTAGCTTGTTTAGGATGGTAGCTCCTGGGTTAGTAGATAACTTAGAAGCACAAGGCTTGTTTAAAGGTTCTAGCAGAGTATCACCTAGTCTAGTACCTGAGATGTTTATTGGTAGAGAAGGTATTAGTAACTTAGGAGCAGCAGGTATTACAGACGCTCCTGCATTAACTAAAACATTAGAAGATGCACAGCGTGATTGGTTTAGGTTACCTGCTGAGGAGTGGGATGCTTTATATCCTAAGCAAGGCATAGCGTTTGATCCAGTAGCAAACAAGGCAATGCTAGAGATCAGCGATAAGAATGTAGACTTACGCAGAGGTGTAGACCTAAACAAGATCCCTGAGAATGAAGTCTTAGCATTCGACGAAGTATTTAAAGCAGATACATTAAAGAAAGCTTACCCAGACATCGAAGATGTTACTGTTAGCTTTATCGATGATCCTGTCTCCTCTCGCTTAGCAGCATACGCTCCTGAGCAGAACATGATTCTGTTTAATCGTCAGCATCCTGACTGGAGACAAGCAGATACCCCAGTTAAAGTAGCTCTACACGAGATCCAACACTACGTTCAAGGTAAAGAACTATTCACACAAGGTGAGAGCTTTACTGGTGTTCTAAATCAGAATGACTCCTACAAACAAGCATCCAGCTCTTTAAACAAAGCTATTGCTCAATCTCCTGCAGAAAGCCTACGCTTTGCAAAAGAAGTTAAGCTTGGGTTTACTCCTGACAATGTAGCAGAAGCAATTGGTAGTTTATCTGCTCCTAATGGTTTATCTGCTCGTAAAGCTTTAGAACAAGCTTTTGGAGATAAACAAAAAGCAGAGAAGTTTATCATGAATCTAGATGCTCAAAAGTATCCTACACTACGTGCTGCAGTAGAAGCTAAGAACAGTTCTAGTCAAGCATACCAACAATCCGTAGCAGACTACATGAAAGTAGCTGGAGAAGTCTTTGCTCGTCAGACTGAGCAACGTCGTGGTATGGACGTATCAGAACGTCTAGCACAACCTGCTATGAGAGCAATCGAGACAGATCCTCAGAATCGTATGGCAGGTGTGACAATCGATAACATGACTGCTCCTCGTGCTGAAGGACAGCAAGCAGCAATGGCAGATCCTTTTCAGATGCAAGTTCCACAATCAACTATTCCAGGAATTTAACACATGGCTGAATTTAAAGAAGATATCACAACAGAAGATGATCGTGAGTTAGTCTCATTCATCGTAGATCATTGCAATCGTTGGAGAGATCACCGAGATGTAAACTACTTAGATAAATGGGAAGAGTATGAAAGATTGTTCAGAGGAATCTGGGATGGGCTTGACAAGACTCGTGAGTCCGAGAGATCTCGTCTTGTTACTCCCGCCCTCCAACAAGCTGTTGAGTCGAAGCAAGCTGAGATTTCTGAAGCTGTCTTTGGTCGTGGCGAGTTCTTTGATATTGTTGATGATCGTATGGATCAAGACAAGAATGATATTGCCTTAGTACGTCAACAGATGCATGAGGACTTTAAGTTCTCGAAGGTTAAGAAAGCATTAGATGATATTATTCTCTTAGGAGAACTATACGGTACAGGTATCGGAGAGATTACCGTAGAAGAGAAGACAGTGATGTCTCCTTCCACCCAGCCTATCCCTGGCACTGCTATGGCAGCTATCGGAGTTACTGAACAAAAGAAGTTCATGGTTCAACTCCACCCAATCAATCCTCGTAACTTCCTCATTGACCCTAACGCTCGTGATGTAGAATCATCCTTAGGTGTTGCAATCGAGGAGTATGTTCCTTATCATAAGATTGTCCAAGGCATGGTCGATGGTACATATCGTAAGGTAGGAATTACTCCTAGCTACAACGACATGGACTTAGAGCCTGTGCAAGAGATGTCTCCTAAGCAGGACGACAAGGTACGAGTCATTCGTTACTATGGTCTTGTTCCTAAGGAATACTTAGAAGAGTTACAGAAGAAAGACGGAGAAGAGATTGTAGATCTATTCCCTGAAGGTTCGATGGCTGAAGACTACCAAGACATGGTAGAGGCTATCGTTATCATCGCTGATGATCAGTGGCTCTTAAAAGCTGAAGAGAATCCTTACATGATGAAGGATCGTCCTGTTGTCGCTTATCAAGCTGATTCCATGCCTGGTCGTTTCTGGGGTCGTGGTACTGCTGAGAAGGGCTACAATATGCAGAAAGCTATTGACGCTCAGATCCGTAGTCACTTAGATTCTTTAGCGTTAACCACTTCTCCGATGATGGCAATGGATGCTACACGTCTACCACGTGGTGCTAAGTATGACGTACGTCCAGGTAAGAACCTCTTAGTTAATGGTAATCCTAACGAGATCATGATGCCATTCAAGTTTGGTACGACTGATCCTCAGAATTTCCAGACTGCTCAGAACTTCCAAGCAATGCTCCTACAAGCTACAGGTACAATTGATAGTACTGCTATGCCTGGACAAGTAGCTGCTGGTGAAGCCTCAGGTGCTGGCTTATCTATGGCTCTCTCAGGCTTGATGAAGAAGAACAAGCGTACTCTGATTAACTTCCAAGAGGACTTCTTAATCCCATTCATTACAAAAGCTGCTTACAGATTCATGCAGTTTGACCCAGATCGTTACCCAGTTAAGGACTTTGTGTTCTTGCCTGTATCTACCCTAGGAATGGTAGCTCGTGAATACGAACAACAGCAGATGATGGGCTTAATGTCTACCTTAGGAGCAGAATCTCCTATCGTTCCTCTGCTATTACAGGGTGTAATTCAGGGTTCTAGTATCTCTAATCGTGAAGAAATCGTAGCAGGACTCCAACAAATGAGCCAACCTGACCCAATGCAGCAGCAAATGCAGCAACTTGCTATGGCTACAGCTCAAGCTACCCTACAGAAGACCCAAGCTGAGGCTGCTAAGGCTATGGCTGAGGCACAAAAGGCTGGAGCTCAGGCTCAGGCAATCCCTGTAGAGACCCAAATCAAGGCTGTAGAGGCTGCGAATAAGCCAC